TCCTACAGCAACATTTCTATCGCCATCTGCATTTGATAATAAAGAATTTACACCTATTGATATATTGTAAGAACCCGTAGTATTATTGCTTAAAGAATTATAACCCATTGCTGAGTTAAAACCTCCCACAAGATTAGATCTTAAAGAATCACCTCCAAAAGCTGAATTGTAAGCTCCTGAAGTGTTTTGTAACATTGATTCGTAACCTACAGCGGTATTACCATTTGCTGTAACATTATTTCTTAAAGCATCCTTACCTACTGCAACATTTCTACTCCCTGTAGTGTTATAGGTCAAAGCCTCTTTACCTACAGCGGTATTCTCTGAAGCAGTATTAATTCTTAAGGCTTGATATCCTACTGCAACATTACCACTTCCTGAGGTATTATCTCCAAGAGTCGAAACCCCTATAGCTGTATTATATAATCCCGTTAAGTTTTCTACTAAAGAATTATATCCTACTGCTACATTGTTCGAACCTGTAGTATTATCTAACAATGAGTATGCTCCTAAAGCTGTATTGTAAGAACCTGTATTTGCATATAAAGAAGCTCTACCTACAGCGGTATTGTTTATACCTGTAATATTTCCTGCAAGTGATACATATCCAATAGCTGTATTACTTCCTCCCGTTGTATTCGATAAAAGTGCTTGACGACCTATAGCAACATTCTGAGAGCCCGATGTGTTAGTGTATAAAGAAGAATAACCAACTGCGGTGTTATCTGCACCATCTATATTGTTATTAAGAGAAGTATAACCTACTGCCGTATTATGCTGACCTGTAGTATTGTCTTGTAAAGCATTTGAACCTAATGCAGTATTTTGACTACCCGTAGTGTTATTATACAATGAAAGATATCCTACAGCAGTATTTTGAGAACCTGTGGTGTTTTTAAATAGTGAGCTTGAGCCTAAAGAACTATTATTTGCTCCTGTAGTGTTAAAATTAAGTGAATCATATCCTATTGCGATATTATCATTAGCTGACTGATTACTGCTTAAAGAGTTTGTTCCTATAGCAACATTTCTTAACCCAGTAGTGTTATTATACAATGAAAGATATCCCACTGCAACATTATGGTCTCCCGAAGTATTCGCTCCAAGAGTATTATAACCTACAGCTGTGTTGAATTGACCATCTATATTATCAAAAAGAGCCTGTACACCAATAGCAGTATTTTGAGTAATACTACCATTCCCCTTACCAATAGTAAGCCCATTAACCTCGATATCAGAAGTAAACGAAGCACTACCCGTTCCTATGCTAAGAACCGTAGCATTCCCTAATCCATCTGTAATATTCTTTTCACTTGCACCTATAACATCATTATCTGCTGTCTTTAACAGACCATCATAAGTGTCTTTAATTTTAGTATTTGTAAGTGTAGCCATTATTGTTTTTTGTTATCTTGATCTGGTTGTTTCTCTTCTTTCTTTAGAAAAGCAATCAACTTCTTGATGTTTTCTTCCTTAGGCTTGTATTTGCCTCTTACTTTTCCCATTAACCCAAATACCAACTGTGGAATCCAACATCTTTGTCTGGCTGCATGTCATCTGTATCAACTGTAGTATACTCAGGGTATAGTTGACTGTTGAAATCCATGTAGTCCATAAAACGTCTTGTGTAGAACTCAGCAGTCTCAGAAGCTCTATTGATTAACATGTTAAGCTCACTCTCTGTTATACTGTCTGAGTTTTCACTTCTGTGTTTATACACTCCGCCATTGCCGACTTGAAAAGCGGCAAATGGCAAGTAGGTACTCTGAGTAAACCAAATAAGCATGGGCTTAATGTATTCATCTAACAACGTCTTATAATCTGCATTACCAGCGTCATTAATAGTGTTGTTTATAATAAGCGTTTGCAGCTTCTTGTATAGTGTGCCACCAAGATAGTTCTGAATCTGAGTATCTTGAGCAACCTCAACAAACTGAATGATCTTGTCGGGGTCTAAGTTTCCACTAACAATAGACTTCTGTTTTATATCTTGTATTGTAACAAATAGTGCCTTCTGTGCCATGATTAGTTAGTTGTTGGGTAAGCACCTTTGTTCGGCATATCGATTGGCCTGATTGGCACTTCACTTGGATTAGTTGGTGCTTCAAAACCTTCAGACAACGCCTGATCTTCGCTTACTTGTTGTTTCTTCTTATACACTCTTCTTTCCCAGAAGTGATGGCAGTTCTTACCACCCTTGTATTTAAATAGCGAGTAGTTACGTTTCTTGTGACCTAAATCCTTGTTGACTCCTCTAAAAGACATCATGTTGATGTCCTCTAATCTAAATACAATATCCTTCTCTGTTAAAGATTCTACTTTAGAGCAGAATTGACGGCTCTCAGCAGACTTTCTAACAGGCATATATGCATAACGTACCTTGAAACCTTTATTGTCCTGAGAACTCTTCTTAGAAGGAGCAGCGTCATTTCGCTTCACTTCTGCAAGCTTAGTAAGGTCAAACTCTTCATTCTCATCAGTAACCACTTCTGTGTGTACCAACTCCCAATCTGAAGAGATTACTTCTCCTAACTCCTCTAATTGGTCGAGTAGGTCGTCTGCGTCTTCGTCTGACAATTCTTGCAGGTCTTCAGGCATTTGCTTTGACAACTTTTCTCCTGTTTCTTCTTCTCGTTTGATTTTAGTGGCGATGTTGTCAAGCTCTGTAAACTCAATAGGTTGTAGTGTTATAAAGTATAGGTTAAGGTAAATACCATTGAAGGCCAGGATTTCATCCAGGCCGTCAATAATCTGCTGTTGGAACGGTCTAATTACCATGTTGTCCATGATAATAGAAGCTGTTCTAAGCTCTTCTGCGTTGTTACCAAAGCCTGTGTTGTCTTTAATACCTAATAAGATAGGAGACACAATTCTGTGGCCTAACATTATCTTCTCTCTTGACTCATCAGCTAAGAACTGATACTGCGCATGAGCGTCAGGTAAATGGATAGGGTCTATACTTGCTTGGTCTTCAGCAGACTCATTGAAGGTAAGTATAAACTTACCTGCATTAGATGAACCACTAAATTTCTCATAGATTCGTCTTTCAATTAACTCTTGCGTCTCCTCGTTGGGAACACCGTTATTAAAGTTAACCAAAAGCGAAGGTTGTAGACCATTTTGGATATTATTAATGTGGTAATTAGCCACCTCTTCTTCGAGGTCGCAGTACTGAAGACACCCATTATAATCGACTGGAGCATAGTAATAGAATCCTGATTTATAAGGTTTGAATATGTACAGCTCAATAAGGTCTCCTTTGCCACCATTACCGAATGTTGGTATACGCTTAGGATTATCTCCAGGCTTTAGTTCAGACCACTTGTGAAAGTAGTAATAAGCTTCTATACGACCATTTTTAGCCTTCTCAGCTCTCAAGGTCTCCATTGGAAAATGGAGTACCTTAGTGATTGCCGTCTTTTGCTTGTTGTAAATAACTTGTACTGCAGCTTGTCCAAGAAGCTTATAATCACTTACTACCCTTCTCATTTCACGAGACTTGAGAAGCAGCTTCATTTTAGCATACATCTCAGGCTTCTCAGCACTATCTGTAGCATCTAATCCACGACCATAAATCATCTCTGTAATACCATTAATACAGCATGAGTTGGTTGGACTGCCCAAATAGTTTTCTATAAGACCGTCAAAATAATCTTGTCCGTTTTCGCCATCTAAGTAGAGTACCCAGTCTTTGCTGTGCTGTTCTACCACCTCTGGGCTTTGATAACCACTAAGGTTTACAACCTTAATGCTATCTTTATAACTCTTAGGTTGCTGTGGCGTTCCTACTAATTTAACTCTGTTCTTCATATTATAATACTATGTATTCATCCTTACCTGAGTTATACTCGTTGTAGTTATCAGGTAGCGTAAATACTTCTTTCTTGCTTGTCTCAGCTGTTATATAAATCAGATCCCTGTAATAAATATCAGTACTACTCTTTATAGTTACGGTGTATATCTGACCTTCCTTTAACGTAACAGAAGGCGTTAGACTAACCTCTATAAAGTTACCGTTAGATGAAAGGGCAACGCTAAAGCTAAGCCCTCCATCCTCAACGTCAGTACCATTCTCTATTAAAGAAAGAGTAGCGTTACCGAGCGTTGTCGTGTTGTATGTAGACGGAATAATACTAAAAGTTTGTTCCGTTTGTATTGGTCTTAATCGTATCACAATAGGATAACTAAAAGGTGTGTTTTCTGTTTTTATTTAAATAAAAAAAGAGGCCTTACGGGGCCTCTTTGATTAACTTCTAAGCTTGATACTTAAGCTGTGTAAGGGAATGTTCCTGTTACTAAGTTAGCAGGAGTAAGCTCCATAGCTGAGAAGCTTAGTGTGTAACCTGAAAGGTCACCCATAGCAGCACCAGTTACAATAGTACCTCCTGTTACGTCAGCACCATGCTCTCTACCTACCAAGAATAGGTTTCCGTTGTAGTCTTCTACAACAATTCTTGGACGACCAAAAGAAAGTAGTTTAATTTGGTAGTTGTCCTCTTTGCTTAATTTAGGCAAAGTAAGCTCAAGCACTTGCTCGAAAGCAACAGTCCCGTTTTCACGAGAAGCTTGAATGTTTTGTGTTAAAGAAGATGTTCCTTTAAGCTCATACTTGTAGGTTGTAGCTGTGGCAGCCCAAACAGCAGAAGCTACTGTGTCTTCAGAACCAGCGGTCTCTACAAGCGGAATAGATGCTGATGAATCGTAATTGATGAAATATACGTTCTTCAGTCCACCTACCGAGTCTCTACAAGGAAGCGTTCTTCCAGTATCGATGTTGCAACTCATATTATTTAGGTTTTTATATTAAAAAAGGGGGAGGGGCGAAGACCCCACCCCCTTCTTTGTTAAACATTAGATTTATTAAGCTAAAGTTAGCAATGCAAGGTCTGAACCAATTCCGTACTGAACACCAGCAGTAAATCGCATGATAACTCGTACGTTTTGTGAACCGTCAAGGTCTCCCATGTCGATTACTTTAACTTCGTTGTGGTCAGAAAGTAGACCTGTACCAAAGTATAGGTTAGAAGCCTCACCAGCTACGATGTGGTCAGATGGCATACCAGGAGCAAGCTGAACTTTGATTCCTTCGAATGCAAGAGCGTTACCCATGTTGTACCATAGTGAACCTTGATTAGCAACACCCGCAGCACCTAATCCTGAAGCTCCGAATCCACCTAAAGCACGAACGTAAGCTTGGAAAGCTACAGTTGGAACATAGATAGTAAGATCTTCTTTACCATACACAGCAGAAGGAAGCGCATCAACAGTGTTTCCTAAAAGAGTGATGATGTTAGATGAAGTGAATGAAGTCTCAGATCCGTTAGCAGCATCGTTAACATCAGAGTCAGCAGCCATAAGAACTGTGAATCCGTCAAACTCACCAGCAGTAGCGTTAACACCACCCCAAATGTTTTGCTCAGTCTTCTCAGCAACTTTACCTGCAACGTGAGCGATTAAGAAATCAGCAAAGTTAGGAGGTAGTTGGTCGAAAGTAGAGATACCCATTTGGATAGCTTCCCAGTCAGAACGGAAGTCTTTCTTACAAAGCTCAACGTTTACTTGGAATTCTTCCGGTTGAATGATACGCTCTGTAAGAGTAACTGTCCCTGTATCAGCAAAGTCACAAGAAGCGTTAGCAATAAGTCCTGAAGTAGCAACTTTCTTAATTACTTCTTTGTACTTAATGTTTGGTTTGATGCTGATAGCACCATCGTTCAGGGTTTTACCTGAAAGTAGCGCAGCCGAGATGTACTGATTTGCAAACTGGCCCGCATAGGTTGTGGTAATCGAGGTCGTAGTAGCCATTGTTATTTATTAATTTTAATTATTGAACATTTTCTCGTAAACAACGCTCATGGTGTTTTTAGGTCTTAGACCGTTGAACAGTTGTTTTTTCGGTTGTGATTCTGCTTGTGGAGCGTGAGTGATAGGCTCTACCGCTGGCTCTTGAGCAGACAATTCTTCTTTTGCAAGATCTTCAGTTGGAACTTCTACTTCCATTTCTTCAGATCCCATTTTGTCAACTAACGCATCGTACATTGCTCTAACTTCTGCGATAGCTTTCTCGAAGTCATCTTTAGAGACGTACTCTATTTTTACTTCGTCTTCTACAGGCATATCTTCTTCCATGCCTTCTTTGTCTTCGTAGCCTAACTCTACAGGCTCGTTTACTTCCACTTCTTCGGCAGATAGTTCAACTTGCTCTTCAGCTTGCTCAACCACTGTATCTTCAGCAGAAAGTAAAACAGACTTTAATTTGTCTACAATTTCACTTGCTTTCATAAATACTTAATTTATATTGGGTTAACTATTACTTATTTTTATTGTTGTATTTTCAACCTCCGATAAAACCAATTCCTTGATTAATCATACGGCCTTTACAGCACTTTCTGCTGTAGGTGTTTCCTTTAGCACAAAGACAAGCCCTGCGATTTTCTCTTGGGCTTGTTCTGCTCCACTCATTTCTTGAGCCTTTTAGTCTACGCATAGCTTTGTGTCTTTTGAATGAAGTATTCTATATCCCAAACAGTAGAAGTACCTCCGTTTGATTCTACATAAACAGACGCTCCATTATCAAGAAAGCTTTGGTCTATATAATACTGAAATATATTATGAAATATCTGTGTCGTTGCGTTTCCTTTAATAAAAGCTAAAGCTATATCAAGATTTTCAATAACACCCCCACCATTTTGAATTGACAAATCTAAATACGTTTGATTTGCATTTGGTGCTTGTGCTTTAAATTCTACTGTTGTTATATAAACGTCATTTAAATTATCTCCTATTATTTTTTGATTTACAGCGTTTTCATAATATTCAACAGACGAATCGCTTCTAATTACAGTTCCTTTATTATTAGGAAGTAGGGTAGAAACACCATCTGCCAAACTTAAAGGCGCTGCTTCTGTATATTGGCTATCTATGTATCTTGCCCAACCTATGCCCGTTCCAATTCCCGCTTGTGGATATAGCTTTACCCACTCGCCATTAAAGACCGTCCATACGCCTGCCGAAGTGGTTACATACGCACCTTCTTCAATGTTATACAGAAGCCTTTCAGCTTCTGTGTTTACATCTGATTTCGTTCTATAAGAAGTGTTATATATAAGTGCCATTATCTACCTTGTCCCCTGTATGGTTTTTTATAATTCTTAGACGTCTTTGATTGACTTGTTTTGGTCTTCGCTTGAACGCCCTTTCGGTTTACTTTAGTCTTCTGTGCTTTTATTGCTACGGTCTGCTTAGCCATTATATCTCACCTAATCCCTTTAACTTAGACTCTACCCAATTCTTCATAGATTTGCCACCCCATAATAGGTAGCTAATCGTACCGCAAGCCTCTGGCTTTGCTGGGTCGTAGTATGCTTCTGCTCGGCTTAGGTAGCTGTATATTCTCTTCAGTGTTGGTAGGGTGAACTTCTCTTTTCTTGCTAATTGTTGAGCTCTTACTTTTCCTACCTGTGTAGCGCATTTATTACCTAACTCTTTATTACGTTCAATACCTAATTTAGCGTTGTTAGAGGCACTTTCAGGATAGCCTCCATAAGATTCTAACTCTACTTCTTCAAGCTGCGCTACAGCCTCTAAAAGAGCATATTCCGCTTGTAGTTCTCTAAAGCAATCTGCGCACAAATCTTCTTCGATAGGTTCTTTAGGTCTATCAGCATTATCGCTAAAATAGCCCTCAATAGAAAAACCTTTAACCTTACCTGTTTTAACAAACTCTTGCCAAACTTCTTCATTGTTTACTTTTACAGACACCATCCATGTGCCTTGAGGCACATTAAGATTGTATAAACTTGATTTATCTTTTTGGGGATCGTCAACAATCCATGATTCTACAACACTAAGTCCTTTTAGGTTGTATTCGTGTTCTAATGTTGAATTGTTTTGATTGCCCCTTGCAAGAAATAGCTCTGCGGCTTTTCTCACTGTATCTTTAGAGAAGAAGATATAATACTCCTCTTCATCGTTACGTCTGTAAATCTTTCTGTCGGGAATAAGCGCAGGCCCCATCAGGATGCGCTTGTCTGTATCAACCTCAGCCATTTCTATTTTGTGCGCTTTTAGCGCAACAAAATCTTCTTCTATAGCAGGATCTTCGACAATAGAGATAGCTTCTACACCGCTAAACTCATTGTCTTCTTCTATGAATAATTCGTAAACCTTATAGTCCATATTAGGATAACTTAATTAGTTGTTTATGTTTTAGATTGATGCGCTCGATATAATGTTTCTGTCAAGCTGCTGCGCTGTAGTTACATCAGAAGAAACCACATAACTTCTTACTGGAGTTTCTCTGATTGCTGCAGATACAGCTGCTGCAATCTGATTCTGATTAGCAGAGCCAACCACATTAAAAGAAGGAGACAAACCTCCCGCTTCTCCACTTCCTTGAGCAGTAAGATTTGGTGTTGGTGATGCTTGAGGAACAAATTTTTGACTTGCAATAGCGGCTACCTGTGCCAATCCAAAAGCAGTTGTTAAAGCAGCAGCAACTTGCGCTCTAACAAGTGAACTTGGGTCACCTGGTATTAATTGAGATCCATACGCTTTAATAGCAGAAGATGCGGTATCAATTAACCCCATAGAGATTCTAAAAGCCTTATCTCTTTTAAAGGCCTTTTCCTTCATCTTATTTTGCTCTTCTATTAACTTAGCTTCATTTCTTGATATTTGCTGATTAATAGAATCTCTTTGTTCAGCACTTAATTGTTCATTTCTTAAACGCTCTCTTAATGCATCATTCTGAGCTATGGTTTTTGCTTCTTCAATATCCATTTCTCTTTGAGCCTGCGCATTTAATATCTGATTTAAAGAATCAAAAGCCTGACTAATAGTATCAAGTCTCCCTGCAAGTTTTTCAGAAGAAAGCTTCATGCCAAGCATCTTATCAAACAACTCTCCTGACTCGTCAACCTTTCTTTTTCTTATAAGTCCCTCTATAATTTCGTCTGGGCTTGGCACATTATCTGCAATTTGATCTGCTATGTCTTCAGTTCTTACATTTACAAGTCCAAGTATTTGAGATATTAGCTTCTCGACCAAAGGCCTTGGTTCAGGCTGACCCGCAGCAACAGTAGAGACTATTTGCCGTACTATATTAGCAAATGATTCAGTTTCCTTCTTTAAGTCTTGATTTAGTTGAGCCAATGCTTGAGGAGACAATTCAAGTTTCATTGCCACTATAGCATCTTGAGCTTCTTTGAGTGGTATGTTGAACATAGCAGCTACTTTCTCAAGGAAAGTTTCATCATCAGTAAACTCTTCTTTTAACCTCTCTATTTCATCCTGCAACTCAAGTCTCTGTTTAACAATAGAAGCAATCCTTTCAGCGAATATGTCTTTAGTTGCTTGTAATGTTATAATCTCTATATATCTATCTCTAAACTCAGTCAAAGACTCTACAAGCGGATCATACCCAAGTTTTTTTAAGTCTTCAAGAGCAACTCTTTGTTCTTTAAACGAAGCATTATTATCTTCTAATATATTAGCCAAAGCATTCATTTCTTCTATTCTTGGCTCTAAATTTGACATTGCCTCATTAAGTTTGTTAACCTCTTCAGTAGCCTTGCTTGTAGACCTACTAAAGTAATCAACAGATGCAACTATAGCTTGAAACGCAATAAGAACACCAGCAGGCCCCATCATTGTAGTCCACATTGCCTTAAGAGCATTCCTTACACCTCCAGCAGAAGAGACAAGCAAAGCAAACATTGAACCTAACTGAGAAATGTTGTTTGTTACTGCTTGAATACCATAAGGTAAATCCGAGATAAATCTACCAAATTCTGCAGTAGCTGCACCTGCAATACCAGCAGAACCAGCAGTATTCTGAAATGCTTTATTCATATCAGAAGTCTGCTTAGACACCGCTTGAGTTGTCTTTCCTAAATCCTGTAATTCTTTCTCAGTCCTGTTTATTCCAACAACAGCACCTTCAGAGTTTAATTCTAATTCTAATAGTATCTTTTTAACTGAGTCTGCCATTTCTTCGTTTAATTAGTTGTTTAGCTTCTTTGAGTGTGCTTGGGAGCTTATTGGCTCCCATAGCAAAGTCTATATCCTCATCTCCTACTATCCAATCATTGGTATTTAGTAGGTCTATAATATCTTTAATCATAGTAGTTAATTAATTCAAAGTCCGTTTTACCTGTAGTAAGGTTGATGCTCATGGAGTTTATCCTGTACTTGTTTTGATTAAGAACAATAACATCCGAAAGCGTTATTTGTTTACCTCCCCTTACTATTTTTTGAACAGGAAGATATGCAGTTACTTTTGTGAGTCTATTGTCTAAATCGAAGATGTTTACTATATAGTTCTCATAAAAACGCTTAAATAACGTCTCATCAGCACTTAATCCATTGTATTCACTTAGCTCTGTGTTAAAGTGGATATTGTTAGACGTTTCGTCTGCAATATCTTCTAAGTTAGAGGGCATGTTAATGATTGTTGATGAAGCGAAGCTTGAAAGCACGCCATCATTATTTATAGACATCTGAACTCCTATCTGGGCTTGGTCTATATACATTATTAAAGGATCTCCTAAATATCCGTTCTGATTATCATCAACATAGTAGCCATACATTATTCCCGTATCTACAGAATTATCAGAAAGGTCTAATAACTTCTCAAATTTAGAGTGGTTAAACGAAGGCTCTACCTTGTAAGTTTCCCCATACAAGTTGCCTGTATCTGTATACTCATTACCACCCCAATCGATATTAGCTATCTCTTGCAAGTGTTGAGCTGCAAGAATGGTCTTAGTGTCCTTGTACTTTAAGAATATTTCTTTATAAGGTAGTGCCACATTGATTTCTGACTCATTCACATCTACATAATCGGTTATATCATGTGAAGTGGATGTATAAAAGGTGTCTAATGGCTGCACATCTATTTCTCCATCCGTATTTACATACGCAACCAAATTAAACATCTTAAATAGGTTCGATAAGAAGTCTATAATCTTTTGCTCAGGTATTTGCTCTTGTATATTGAAGCTAAAAGACCTTAAATAAGTAAAATTGTTTGCGTCTTCATCCTGAAACTCTGATCCATTATCCTTAAATATCCATCTGATACCTGAAAACGTAATACTTTTATCGTAAGTCTTAACAAAAGCACCAAACTGATCCCCAGAGACAAAACTACCAGTGCTGTAGGTAACAGAACCTGTCTGATTCGTGTATTCCTTTACTATAGTGCCATTTTTCTTAATTATAAGGTCGTACTTGTCTGTAGCTCCAGCAGAAACAGCCAACTCAAAGGTGTCTCCTGCAACAGCACTTACAGCAAGCACTGCATCACTGTCGGCTTCTATGTTAAAAGCGGGTAGTGAGTAAGTAGGGTCAAAAGTAATTCTTTGCTCAGATCCAGGTGTTATTGTAATTAAGTCTTTCTTTCTGTGACACCACATATAAAGCTTATGAATGTCCTTTGTGGCATCTTTAAAGAAGCTTGTGCTCGCAAAAGTTATTTGACTGTACTTACTTTCAATAGCATCAATAATCTTGTCGAGTCTTACCGCATATTTAAGCTGTTTAGGGTCTAACCCTTTAAGATATGATGCATTATAGTACAAATTACCCGTACCAACGGTATTATCTCTTGTGTCGTAGTATAATTGCTGATTAGCGGTAACTAAAGGTAATGCTGTCTCTCCAGGAGCCGCCTGTAGCGCAGTTAATATACCTGAATTAGAGTAGTCCTTTACCAAAAGTCCTAAATCGTCTAAATCGGTCAATTTATCCTCTCCAAGAACGTCTTTTAGGTCTACTATACTACCAAAGAAGGTTATGTTATATGCATAAGGTGCATTATCCTTCATTTTCACCCCATTCAGCTTAATTTTACCGTCTTTAAAGGGTAAATTATTAATCTCTATGCGTGCTGATTGCGTAGTTCGAGCATCAAAACCTCCTGATATGTTAAAATTGTAGTAGTGCTTAAAGACCTTATTGTTAGTCTTGCTTGCTGGAACGGTAAATTGCTTGCTGAAGGTGGTAAACACCTTCGCAATGTCCTTTGCATTACGGATGGACTCATTTAAAGCAATGTCTTCGTCCTTAAACAGCTCAATTCTTGTGTCATTTATGTACAGCTGTACTGTCTGCATTATCTAATGTTTTGCACCTTATCGTAAGCGTATTCAAACTCAAAAGTATATTGAACCATCTTATCGTTAACACTCGTTTTCTCTGTTAAAGAAGAGGTCTTAATGACTACTGGATAAGTGTCAGTTCCTATATCTAACCATACTTGCTCAGAAAGTAATAGTTGTTTAACAGGGTCGTTTATAGACTCGTCCATAAAGTCTGTATTTACCGTAATAGACTCACGCCCGTTCACGTCAAAACGTGACGTGGCGTGCTTATAGACGCTATAGTCAACAGCAGCATAATCCATGATATTCCTGTTGTAGGTTTCAGATTTAGTGCTTAATGACTTAACTGATTTTTTGTGTGCCCAAAGCTCTTGTATTGCTCCGTACTTGTTATAGAATACAATCTTAACATCAGGGTATTTGCCCGCACACAGAGCCTTAAACACAATATTCTGCGTTTGTGCAGTTCCTGTGGTTGAGGTGACTGTTGCGGTGTCTCCCGTTTTTATGTTGTTAGTAGGAAATATACCTATATATTGAATCTTATCAAGGCTGTCTGTAGAATCTTCAATTTGAACATCGTCCAAAGAAGAGTTCCATAGCCCATCGTATGTTTCCCAAAAGTTGTCTAATGCTTGCCACTCTACCCCTGCACCTCCTGAGAACGTAAAGTCTATTAAAGGCTCTGCTTCAGAAAAGAATGGTAACGTGATTTGCTCACCAGGCACAAAGTAAACCGTAAGGTTGTCTTGCAAGGTCATGGGTGTATAAGATTCGTCATCTGGGTCTATAGATGTTCTTGGATTCACACCCTCTTCGAAGTATCCAAATCCATCAATGGCAAGGTAATATAAAGTACCGCCTCCCGAAAGGGTGCTACCCGTACCATTTAATCCATCGTAAAAAGTTCTTTCTACTCGTACCCACACAGCATCTATCGCATCTGTATAATAATCGGTGTATATATAATCCCTGATTAGTTCACTTATTTCAAATGTTGCGTACTCAGTAACCGTACCTCCATTATCTGAAGTGTTTTTTATTAGAGAGTAGGTGTCTGTAGCTGGAAGAGCTGATTGAAGACCTGAATATATCCTTAAGTTTACCTTTACAGATAATGCAGATGATCTGCTCATATTAACATAATACGGACTCCTTGTGTTAATTATTGCGCTCATTATATTGCTGTTCCTATGTTACGTCCTTTAAAGTTTGCTTTTATAGTTTGGTCTATTTGCTGTCCTACCACCTCTAAGACTACGTCTGCTACATCCTCGCTTAACTGTACGATGTTTTTGTTGATTACATAGTCAAATAAGCCTGTAGCGGCAAATCCTCTTGTTCTTACGCTTCTTGCCATAAGAAACGGTAAGTCCTTGTATCTGATATTTGGTTTATTAGGGGTTATACCCTTAATTCTTACCCATTCCTTTATTCTCTTAAATCCCTCTTTGCTTATCGGGCCTGGTCTTCTCCCTTCACTAATCTGCTCTATGTAGTCGTTACCTAATATAGCAAATCCGCTACCTGTAGAAACGCTCTCAAGGCTTATGCTTGCTGAACCAGAGGCCGATCTTTTATCAGAGGCCATCTTAGCACGCATGTCCTTTATGAACTCCTCTCCGTAGAGGTCAAATAGCGCCTTAAGTTGTTGTTCTAACATACAGATATATCGTTAACAATGTCTATAGTAATGTCCATTGACCATCCTGCAAGCTCGTTTTCAAATCGGTCTTTAAATGGCTCACAAACAGGCTCGCCTACGAGTTGATACTTGTCTCTGTATAGATCACCTCTTCTTAGGTCTTGTACCAGCGCATTGGCAATCTGTAGCTGCGTATTGTACACATCAATAAGGTTGCTTGCATCTTGTCTGTCTCCTAAGTCATCCGCATTATATTCCTTCGTGTAGTCTACTATATCTAAGAACAATAAAGACACCGTCACACGCATAGCGTGTTCGGTGATGGCTACATTTCGAATGAAAAAGTGGGTTAGTGGAAACATAGTAGTCTTGTTGAGGTCTACTTGCGTAATGTCTCCATAGGTCACATAGTTCACTATAGGGTTTTCCCGTAGGAAAACTTTTATCTTAGTTATAACATCGTATATACTTGTCATCTGTTCTTGTTATATGCGTCTTTTATTCGTTTCTCTTCTAATTCGTTTTTCTCCTTCTCAAATACTAACCATGTTAGGCATTTAGTGAGTGGTTGCTCTGCAATCGTATCAAATTTTGAGACATCTCCTCCAGCGAGTGCATAAAGTGATTGATACCAACCCCATTTAGCTCCGAAAACTTGCTCTCTACTTGTTGGCGCTGCTCCTGAGTCATCTGTTTTAGTGAATAGTCCATCGTATGTTTCGACAATTTCATTCCTAAACGATAAAAAAAAACCAACGCTCCTAACGCTACATTTGCAGGCATGTGTAACATGTGACCTGCATACTTATCAGATCCTTCATAATCCTCTATCTCGTAGAACTCTCCCTTCTTAGCTGTAATGGGTCTAAATAAGATAGCCATAGCTCTGTGCATCTGCGTCCAGTCTCCTATGTACCTGTCCAAGTCTATATACTCACCAAATGAGATGTTCTTAAGGTCAGGTATCATTCCAAACTCTACCTCCGTTCCATTAGAGCCTCTGAACCAAAACCGCTTTACAAGCGGTGTAGGTTCTTGCAAGCAATTAGCAATGGTTTCTAATACCGACTGAAAAGAAGATACTGGTAGCTTATAAGATTCCTTAAGCTGTAGCCCACAGAATATCTCAAGAGCCTTAAGATTAATAAAGTCACCTGCGTCTTCAGCTTCCTTATCAATACCGTCAAGTACCTTAACGTACTTTTGATATTGCTCCAACTTAATGTCTGCCAAACGTTGCGGAATAGTAAGCTCTAACTGTATTGTCTTTCCCATACATAGAGATAACCAAACTTTCATATTTTGTACCATATCCGTAAATTGCTTACAGATTGTAACCAAAAAGGTGGTTTATGCTTACAGATTATAATGAACAGATTTTAATTATTTAGTTATCTTAGTATAGACTGATATGGTAGAAGGGAATCTGCCTAACTAAATCCCCAAACTTCAGGAACACCAGCTGTTGGATCAGACACCCTAAGTCTGCTTAGGAACTGCGTTGATACTCTTCTATTGCTCTTGTGTGCGCCCCATCAACATACAGCCTGACCAGCATTATTATTTTATTTAGAGCATTTAGGGGGGCGCATACATCACTCTCGTATACCTTATAGAGCGGAAACCCTCTATGTAGTCTCCGCCACTCCCCCTTTAGGGGGGAGATGGCAGTAACCCTTGATTATGTTTAAACACTCTATTATGTTTTTTGCTGCATGAACGGGGCGGCCTCATGGCGGAGCAGGCACGCTGAATCGAATGAATTCGTTGAAGTGGATAACTTACCCCTCCGCACTTTCATATTGCATTGAATTCATCGAAATGAGTAACTTACCCCCCGTCAAGTTCACTTTACATTACTTTTTCTTATAGCTACTTGAATTACTATAGATAAAAGCTATTGATAGTATTACTATCATAGTTGAGAGTAAAGCTATTTTAGTTGGTTACATTAAGCAATTTTAACTTTTCATGTTTTCAGCACCTTTGCAAAATTATAGGGCAAAAAAATAGCCCCTATTTAAGGGGCTTTTAAGGCAGTTTAAAGCGTTTTTTTATCTGAGCTGATATACAATAGCGTTGTAGATATTTTCAGCTCTTAATCGGTCAAAGAATAACCGCTCCAGGTCATCAACCAGGTATAAATTGTCCAGACAAATAACAGCGTACTTTTTACGGCTCTTTAGTATCCGCAAGCGTTGCTTTATGGTTAATTCTTGTTCGGCTAATTGTGTACTATCTAATATATTAAACATAGTTATTTATTTAAGATTAATTGGCCTATTCTTTTCGCCTCGATATGTTCTATTTTGTGACAACCTATTTGTAGATAGTTTTCGTTGCTCTTTGTGGTATAGTGGCTAATTTTTTCGCCTACTAATTCAACACCACTTTTAAATAGTTTATAAAACCTTTGAGCCTCTTTAATAGGTATCTTTACTGCTTGACTCGTTTCGACAAATTCACCGCACTTAGATAGCCTCAATAGGTCAAATTCGAGCCAATTAATTCGGCTACCTTTGTAGCTATAAAAATTATCTATTTGTTTTTCCTTTTCCTCTTTTTCTCTTTGGGCTTTGGTTTCCTCTAATTCTTTGGCTCGTTCTATCTTGTTTAGATACTTTTCGCTTTTGGCGTATTCATCAGCCAAAGTTCTAATTTCATTTATTCGTATATACTTTTCCTTTTGCTCTTTATTCATTTCAGAATAAGGGACAAAGTCAAAAGAGTAGTTAAAACTATCACCAATATAAAAACCGCCTAAAAAATTAACCTCATCAACAAAATCTAAATATAACGCCTCAATACTATTTTTATAGAAAAGAGGTTTTCTTGCTTTGATAAGGTTTTTGTATAATTTCTGTAATTGTAGCAAAACAAGTTCTAAATGTATCTTAGTTATATAAACTTGCTTTTTGTCTCGCGTTGCACTGGATAAAATTGCAATATGCTTTGAGGTGCTGTTAGAATAGCCTTTATTATTAATTAGGATAATTTCGGGCGAAATAAATTCAGCAAGCAAATAGTGATATCCATAGGAATAAATCTTATTACCATAAAAGAATATACTACCCGCCCGCCCCTCGCTTTGGCTTTGTTCGTTGAACTTGTGACAAACTTCGGAATGACTTGAAAATACTTTTCTCATAATAGATAAATTTAATAGTTAAAAAAATAGTTTAGTTAAAAACATAAATTAAAAACAATAGCCCCTTAAATAGAGCTATTGAAAATAATAAAAATAAAGCGTTTAAGATTAGTTCTTTTTTCATGTTAATAGGTTACATTGTTTGCGATCATGTGAGCAATGACAGCAACGCCCAGAGATGCGATAGTTAATAATACGATTAATTGTGCATAGTTTACTTTTGTTTTCATTTTGTTTTCTTTTTTAGTTATTAATTATGACACAAACATAAAACAGAAAAACACTTAAAAAAACTTTTTTACACTTTTTAACAAAACTTTAACAGTCCTTAGAATGATTCTAAATAAGGGGGTTATTGAGGGGGGGCAAGGGGGCTACTATGTTAAAGAAGGGGGATACTATGTTAAAGAGGAGGGTTACTATGTTAAAGAAGAAAGCCCCCTACTATATTAAAGAGGGGGCTGAAAAGTTTTAGGCGGAACGAAAAAATTATTTCAACGAATAAATTTTTATTTCTTCCATTAGTGCATCTGGATATTTCATTACAAGGAATTGATAAGGTTCATTGGTTAGGTGCATTTTATCATGCACCATAACCAAATACTGCTTATTGGTGCTGGCTAACTTACAAGCATCTTTAGCTGTTAGGCTACTTGTGTTTAGATCCTTTATTGTTTTAATAGTTACCATAAGTTCCAACAAGTTAATTCCATTACTAATACAAACATCATGAATAAGGTTACTACACATATCATACCCAGTGCATAGGTGGCTACCATAGCACTAAACTCGTAGTTACTTGCTTTGTGTTTTCTCATAACTATACTATTTTACCATTAATATCAAACAAATAATCGTTGCATTCGTAATAGTCCTGAATGTATTCTTCACTACCGAAATAGTAATAATCTGACTTTAGATAGTTTAAATAGTATTCACCTAATTGATACAAGAAGTCAGAATCAGTAGATTCTTTGTCATCAGAATATCCGCTCTCCTCCATTACCCAGTCTTCAAATTCCATATCATCTAAACTGTAATTCCTTTGTGCTAACCATTCCTGGTATTTATTATAGTCGCTAAAAGACTCCCATAGCTTATTGACTTCCGTTTGCCAATCTTTTGCAAGCTCCAATAATTCTCCGCCTGCATTCTCTACAATAGCTTTTGCAGTTTCTTCTGCATCGTATTTAAATTCTACTTTAATGTAGTTTCGATAAATATCAAACTCTTTAATATCTAAGCGAAATTCCTTAGCATCATCATAAGTAGATTCATACCACCATTCATCAAAAAGATTGTTAAGGTAATAATTGTTAGCGTTCTCTTTTGCCTTATCAGACAGTTCATCGTACTGGTAAACTTTAATCTCAATAGTTTTCATAATAGTTTAGTTTAAAATAATTAGTGTTCTATATGAATCTTCTATCTCATCATATATCTTATTAAATAAGTCTTGAGCTTTTTCGGTGTAATAATCACAGCCATCTTCAGCAGAATAATAAGGCTCAGGAATTGCAAGGAACACTGCCATATCAGCGCATTCAGACAAAAATTCCAATTCGTTACTTGTTAATTCTCTATTCTTTGGCATAATAGTTTAGTTTAATAGTTAATTGTATTCAGTTATTGCTACATCAGTATAGCCTTCAGATATGTAATGATCAAATACCTTATTAGCTTCTTCTTCGGTTAATAGGTTATCTACTACTTCAGTTCCACCCACCCATACAGAATAAAATCTCTTTATCATAATAGTTCAGTTTAATTTCTATAATTAATAAGTTATTGTGTCTTTGTTAATTTCCATATCCCAAATAAGATTCTCACCAATAGACAATACATCTTCATCGAAAACGCTATCTCTGTTATCATCATAAACTTCTACATCATCAAGTCCCCAACCACCATTAATATATTGTGATTGTGCGGTATAAACTTTTTCGTTATATTCAAATGTAACATACATTACAAAAGAAGAAGCCCAAGCTTCTTGGTCAATTACTCTGTATTCTTGTTTAGTTTTCATAATAGTTTAGTTTATAAGTTATCAATTCGTTTCTTTAGGTTCTCTTTTATTCTGTTAATGTCATCGTGTGATACAAACTCCAAGAAGGTCATATCATTAAACACAACGCATAGTTCAATAGGCTCTCCTTTGTAATAAGAGCTACCACACAAATAAATATCTGAATCAGTTTCGTTTAATTGAGCTGTGTGCAGGTCATATAGATTAAGGTACATTTCTTTTGCTTTCATAATTAACTTTTTCTAATGTTTAACAAATCGTTTTCGTAAACATCAATCCAAGAAGAAAACATCTCCCTCCATACTGAATTGACTTGCTCGTTCCGTTCTTCTTTGGCTTGTCTTTTAGCCTTTTTCAAATTGTGTGCAAATTGTTCTTTTTTCATTTTAATAGGTTTTAGTTATTGCATCATTGCGGTTACAAACCTAAATACAAAAATCTAAACAAATGCAAACTTTTTCAACTTTAACATTTCTTTAAGAAAGTTTTCTGAACAAGCAAAACACCCCCAAATGGCTGAAGCCATAGGGGGTTACTATGTTAAAGGGGGTACTATATTAAAGAGGGTACTATGTTAAAAGGGGTACTATGTTAAAGAGGCAGCGAAGCGAACTATGAAATAGGGTACAAAACAAAAAAGGCCAGCTACTATTGTTCGCTGACCCTTTCTTACAAGATTCCGTAATGTTTGACTATGCTAATATACAAATAATATACTAACGAATAACATACCTACCTAAACTTTTTCCCTGTATTAAGAACTGTAAAGCATAGCGCATAGCATCCATAAAGTGGTTGTAGTTATCTATAGGCTTTGCGTTACGCTCTTGCCATATATAGTTATTAAGCTCTCTGATAATACCATGACTTGATCGGTCTACTATAATCTCATAATCCTGCACAAGAGCAATCCCTGAAAGGATTGACCCCTTCTTCTTAATAGTAGGCCTGATATTAATATCCTGTGCCTTCAGCTCTGTAATCAATCTTGGTTCACTGCTATCACAAATAATTAAATCTATACCGCAGTGCTGTCTACACTTACTACCTATCTGAGAAGTAGTCAGTGCCTTCTGACCAAAGCCTTCTCTAACCCACAGCTTCTTAGCTTCATTATCTACGCTAATCTGAACAAGAGCTGTAATATCTTGTGCGAAACCTGGATCGAGTCCCCAACAACTAAGCTCCTTATGTTCATAGTCTCCTACTCTCCAATTCTTATACACCACACCTTCTGCCTTGCTTAACCAGCCGCCAAGTATGGCGTGCTGGTATTTATCAGGCCGCTTAACTTTCATCTCTCTAATCTGTTCTAAGAACGATGGAGATAGGTTTTCTGCGTTATCTCTGTAGTCGGTATGTACATAAGTAACGTTCTTCTCTGAGCCATTATAAGACTCAGGAACGCCCATGTTCTGAAAGAAGCGTTGGTATATCCAATGCTCCTTAGTAGCAGGGTTCATGATCATAATACAACGGTTCTGCTTATCTTGTGTTCTAACAGAGAAGTCTATCTTATCAAAGGTATCTTCGTCTATAAGCTCTTCCGCTTCGTCCAACACAAAGGTGGTAACGCCATTTAGAGACTTCAGGGCAGCCGTTTGATTACCACTTGATGTTCTAATACCCTTGAACATAATGGTGCTCTTAGTGGTCATGTTTATAATCTCATCCTTTGTAATACGAAAGTCTGATTGCAGACCCATCATATCTATCTTCTCAATGAACTCAGGAATAATAGAGGTCTGAGCAGATAGCATCGTATATCTGCTAAAAAGAACTCGGTGTCCCTCCTCGTATGTTAAGCTGAGTAGAAACACCGCAACGCCAAATGACTTCCCTGAGCCACGTCCACCTGTAACTATAAAGTACCTTGAGTCAGACGTGAATAGTGGTTGATACTTAGGATGTAAAGCTATCTGTGTCTTCATCTATTTCTGCGTCTTCAATGTCGTCTATTTCTTCAGAGTCTATATCAATAGTATCTTCTTTGTCTCCTTCAGGTAGCTGTGTGTTAAAGAAGTTTATAACGGGAGCATTGCTCCTTGCAGGAGCTTGCTCCTGAATGTTTTCTCCTGCCTTACCATAGGCATACTCCAAGAGCAGCTTGAGGTGCTGAAAGCTTTCTCCAGACAGCTCTGCTAACTTCTCCATAGCTCCAGCCTCTGATCCATAAACTTTCTTTATGGCATTTATAGCAAACTTACCTACTCTGTCTTTCTTAGCCTGATTCATGGCAGCTGGCTTTGTAGTTACACTTTGCTTTAACTTTACTTTAGACGGAAGTCGTTTGTTGTACTTCCTTCCGTCCGTACTCTTTATTTCGTTACTCTTTTGTTTTGCCATGATTCATTTGATATAGTTTTCTGTAGGTATCGTTGACCGCATCTATGATTTCGTCTTTAGTGTAAATATATCCGCTGTCTTTGATTTTCTCACCTTGTCTAATAGTAACCTTATACTTGCTACCTTGTTTATAATATCCCGCTTGGTATATTGCTTCAGGCTCCCAAGTTACATAGATATGTTTGCTAAAGCACCACTGCATCTCCTTGACTGGATTAGGGGTCTTTGGAGACCCCACAGCCTTCTTCTTAGGTTTAGCCACTATCTATAGACTCTGCTCTTAATAGACTTAACTATTAAGTTAAGACGCTCAAACACTTCTTCTTTTTCTTCGTCACTTAAGTCCTGTATAAGCAAAGACACCTTTTCGGAGCTGTTTTTGTAAGAAGAAATCTTATAGCTTAATTCTAATATCTTATTATTAGCTTCAGACAGCTTGCGAGATACATCTTCTATACTCTCAATATGAGAGTAAACAGCCTCCTCACTCTCAGTATCTTTTAACTGATCTAAAGCAGACATTACATTATTATATAGATTCCTATAAGGTTCTTCTTTGTATGCGTGTTTAAATATAACTCTACAGTTGTGCATAACGGTGGCATGGTCTCTACCTACATAACTACCTATCTTAGAGTAAGAGAGTGGTAGACCAGATTCTGTTTTTACGCTTCTTGCAACCCTACAAAATACCGCCCTTGCGTAAGTCACATCTCTTTCTCTGCATTGTTTTTTAATATCAAATCCCGTTTGTTTTTCTATTATTCTCCTTACAATTTTTAATCTGTCTTTCATAAATCTCCTTTATTATATCTTCAAACACTAATCTACTAACTCTCTTGTACTCTTCAGCCGTATATATCTTACCATCTTCTTCTTCGCCTTCTTCGATGGCCTCGCTAAAGCGATTGTCCATCGTAAGATCTATAAAGTCTATAGCTCTGCTAATGCCTTCGCATATTGCATACTCTTCTGTACTTTCGTAGTACGCTACCAAAGCATCGTAGATAGTAAGGTCGTTGTAGTTTATGTAGAACTGAAGAGTGCTGACATAAGCAGCACTCACTTGGCTTCGGTACTCTTGATTATAAAATTCCTCTAATGACATGATTCTTTATTAGCTCATCTGAATTATCTTGCATGAAGTAGTACTTGTAAGTACTAATGCCATGCTCAACAGCGTTTCGTCCATTTTGTATGAACTGCTCGCTACATTCAAATATACCAATATCTTTCGTGTCTTTATTAATTACAAGGAAAATAAATTCAACTGCTGATTCAAACAACTCTAAATACAGCGCAGCTTGTAGATCGTACTGATACTTTTTAGCCGACCAGTGGAAGTCATTTACATCGGAACTGGTGGTCTTGATGTCTATGATACGTCTTCCATCTTTAGAGAGCGCATCGGCTTTGGCTCTAAAAGCCAAGCCGTCTAACATACCTACACCTGGTATCTCGTAATCACAATCGTCTATTAAGAACTTAGCTTCTGCATTATTGTTTAATGCATCAGCTACCCAATAGGCACTTTGCATTTCTGATTCCGTATAGACCATGTGTTCACCATGCTCTTCTACTGCATCTTTAAACTCCTTCTTAGCTTTAGTGCCATTAATCACAATAAGATCTTTAATCTTGTGTGGCTCTAATATACTCATGTGAACCAAACGGCCATCCCGCAGGGCTTGGCCTGTGTCAGAGAACCTAAGTGACTTCTGATAAGCTTTAGGGCTTTGTAGTATCTTCTTTAGTGAAGAGCTGCTTAGAGCGTGCTGTCCTAAGTGTCCGTAGTAAAAGCTATCGTCTTCCATTCTTTTGAGAATGTCAGCCTCTTGCCACTGTTCTCCGTTTAATAGTGTAATCATAATTCTATTTTTGCTTTCTTCCTGTATTCACTAACCATAAGAACAGCTTCAGCATAGGCTGCAAATTCTTTTGAACTATCTGCCTTATCCATAGCTCTGTTTAGATTATACAATAATTCCTGAATAGGTGTTTCTACTTTCTTTCCTTTAAATGTCTTCATAATTTCTTTTCTAATAATTCAACTTTCTTTGTTAGATAAGCTATATGCTTATCCAGAACTGCCATGCGAGCCATTCTAACACTCTCAGAGAACTTATAATCGTCTACCATACCTTCGAGCTTATTAACGTAGATAAGTACCTCTCTTAAGTCCTTAGCCATCTTATGTAGCGCATCTGTAGGCTTCTTGTCCATAGCAGACTTAATAGTGCCACCTAAAGACTCCATAGCATCTAAGTACCGCTGGGTGCGTTCTACGTCTACGATGTCTTTGTATAGGCTAATCATTCTCGAATCTCATCAAATATACAATAAGAAATGCTAACAGCAGTGTATTAATATCTATAGGTACTAATGCGTTTAGCATAGATAGTACTATAAAGAATATCAGTATCAATATATAGTGTGCTGCGTTCATTTGTCTTCGTCTATGTGTTTCATCACATCGCTAATTCTTTCTTCCCACTCTTCTAAGTCTTTTAGATGCTCTATATTAACATTCCAATATAAGCATAAGAAATGGAACTCTAAGAATAAACTTCTGTTGTCCACCTCAACACCCACTGATGGCAGTATAAACCACTTGTAGCGGTCTACTTGACCGATGTGTGATATTCTGTAGTTTCCTATAAACAGCTTCTTCATTTATTGTTTGTTTCGAATCGTTCGTTTAAAAATCTTTCGTTCTTAGCAAACTTAATTCTTTCAACTCTATTAAACAACTTATCAACAAACTTTAACACTTTAGGTGTTGTATGCAAATCAGAAAATAAGTGTATAGTAAGATAGTGTCTGCTTGTTTCAAACTCAAGAAGATAGTCTTGATTCTTCTTTCTGAAATAAAACTCGAAATTAAAGATACAGCCATTCCAAGGCTTCTTGCCGTAATCTAAATTCATTTCTTGGTTTTGTTTCTGTCTCGCCAAGTTACATAGCATACGGCTAATCGTTGGTCTTGACGTTTATACTCAATAAGCATCGTATCGTCTGTCATACAGCGAGCGATGAACTGCTCTTGGGTTTCTCTACTGTCTGGTTTCGGTAATGGCATATTATAGGGTTTTAATTTCTAAGGTGTTTAGATTTATAGAATACCAATACAAGGTGCTATCAGTAATTTCTTCACCATA